CAGTTAGCAAAAAAAGCAATATCACAAGTCGGCAATGGTGATTTAACTATTACGCAAGAGATTCTAAATCCGATTTTAGAAGCAAACTATCAAGATGTCATGGCTGTAGCGTCGCAGGCACAAAATGCCATATATGAAGCAGCGAATGTTAATTTAAAACCTGCTACAGTTTCATACGACAATACATATGCAGAAAATATTTCTGCTAAGCTTGAAAACTACGATGATGTAGATGATGCACTTAATACTATAGAAAATACTTTTATTTCAGCTTCACAAAATTATGTAGACGAAATAGGTAGAAGAAGTGCCAAATTCATGGATGAATCTGGCATTAACGTTTTGGTTTCACGCGAATATGACGATGTAGGCGTACATACTACAGATAAAGGCGGTGGCGATGTCTGCCACTGGTGTCTAGAGCGATGCGGAACAGATGTCCCATATGATGAAGCTTATGAAATGGGCATGTTTGAACGTCATCCTGGATGTGGTTGCATTATAACCTACACAACAAAAAGAGGAGTTGTTATACAGGGTAAAGGCGATTGGGAGACTAATCGGTGGATAAACTTACGTGAAGATAAAGAAAGAGAAAAACGGATACGATCAAATGAATCATTTGTACAAAATTATAAGCCTGTAATCCGCGGGACTGGGGCTATCTTCAATACGTTAAGAGGGACAGAGATTAATGCAAAAAAAGTAGACGGTTATGACAATGTGTATATTTCTGATAAAGCCATGATTAAACCTAAAGCTCTGCATAATATCAGCAAGGTAACGGAAACTGCTATAAAGAAAATCGATATTGATGTAAATAATAAACCTACTATTCTAATCACGGATTCAGCAGAAATTAACCATGCTATTGCACGGTATGATGCGGTAAATAATATAATTTCCTATACACCAGTTGTTGGTGATAAAAAGAAATTAGTTCTATTGCAAGAGGGGCATGCTGCTGAAAAAGACCCATATTCGACACCGTTTCATGAAATGTACCATTGCAAGCAAGCACAAGAGTACGAAAAAAAACATGGTAAAATCACATCGGAAAACTATCACAATTATATTGATGATTTACGTGTTGAATGTAAGAAAAAACTTGACACGTTAGGGATTACAGATGAAAATGTAGGTGAAATCAGTAAATATGCAGAAAAGATGTATTCACATGGAATTTTTGATGAAGTGGAAACAGAATACAATACTTTGATGGTTTTGAAGAGGTGATAAAATGGTTTTAATTTTTCCTGAAGAGATAAAAAAACTTGAAGAAATTTACGGCCCATATATGATTAACTGCAAACTTAAAGAAGATGCGCCGCAAGAGGCAATAGATGCTTTCAAAAAAGAAGGCGAATGGATTCATGAGCAGTATAGATTAGCAGGTATGGAATAAAACATCGCATAGTTTTGCGGTGTTTTTATTTACGGAGGTTTAATGAGTAAATTACAGGCAACTGGACCACCAAGAAACAAGAACGGATAGGAGGAGTTATGGCAGACACTAAGAGATTAGGTCGCCAAACACCAACTCAATCCGTTATATTGCCATACGACAAAACGTATGGAGAAGAAGCAATTAAACTATATGAGAAATCAAAACGAAAAGCACAGGACTGGCAGAAGTTATTGATCTATGACTTACTTTCCTATGATGATGAAGAACTGTGGGTACATTCCAAGTTTGGATATGCAGTACCACGAAGAAATGGTAAGAACGAAGTTATTACCATACGAGAGATTTATGGCTTAATTAAAGGCGAGCATATCCTACATACAGCGCACAGAACGCCTACATCAAGTTCTGCATTTAGCCGTTTGTATGACATTATGGCTAAAGCAGGATACAAAGAAAAAGAAGACTTTATTGTCACTCGTCAATATGGCTTGGAAAAAATCGAGATGATAGAAGGTGGTGGACTTGCGTCGTTTCGGACAAGAACATCTAAAGGTGGACTTGGTGAAGGATATGATTTACTCATCATTGACGAGGCACAGGAATATCAGAACGACCAAGAGACTACATTGAAGTATGTTGTTTCTTCATCTCCGAATCCACAGACGATATTCTGCGGAACACCGCCTACAATGGTATCCTCGGGCACAGTATTTACTCACATGAGAGAAAATACATTGGCAGGAAAGACCAGCAACACAGGCTGGGCTGAGTGGTCTGTTGAAAGCATGACAGATGTAAATGATGTAGAAGCTTGGTATGAGACAAATCCGTCACTGGGTACAATTTTAACTGAGCGTAAGATACGTGATGAAATTGGTGAAGATGAATTGGATTTCAACATTCAGCGTTTAGGATACTGGACTAAGTTAAATCTGAAATCAGACATCAGCGAATCACAATGGAAGGAATTACAGGTTGATAAGTTGCCTAAGTTCAAAGGAAAACTGTATGCAGGTATCCGCTTTGGTGCTGATGGAAAAAATGTTGCATTAAGTGTTGCAGTTAAGACAACAAACGATTTAATTTTTGTAGAAAGTATAGATTGTCAGCCACAACGTAATGGCTTAGGATGGTTGGCTCGTTTCTTAAAGCAAGCAGAACTACAAAACGTAGTAATAGATGGGGCAAGTGGTCAGCAACTACTTGCAGACGCGATGAAAGAGGCTGGAATTAAGAAGGAGCCAATCTTTCCTAAAGTATCAGAAGTCATTGAAGCTAACGCACTTTTCCAACAGTGTCTAGATCAAAAACTGATATGTCACAAAGGGCAACCATCACTAACTCAATCAGTATCAAATGTGCAACGCCGTGCGATTGGTAGCAACGGCGGTTTTGGTTTTAAATCCATCAAGGATACAGTTGATGTGTCTCTGATGGAGTCAATGATTTTTGCGTTCTGGTCATGTAAGAAGACGAAAGAACGCAGAAAACAAAAAGTATTCTACTAAGGCGACTATGAATGGTCGTCTTTTTAGATATGCATCACTTTTACGTATACCTCACGGATTGAAGAGGAGAAAAGGAGACTTAATAAAATGGCAGATTTTACACCAATCACAACACAGGAACAGTTAGACAATCTAATCAAGGATAGACTAGGGAGAGAGCGTGAAACGCTAGCAAAAAAATACGAAGAATATACAAGCCCTGACGATCTTTCCAAGATTAAGGGAGATTATGACAAGCAGATTGCTTCATTGACAAAAGAAGCTGAATCTTCTGCTAAAAAGTACGCTGATTTCGACCGTCAAATTACAGAAAGAGACAGTAAGATCAAGAGCTACGAGACCGCCTCGGTAAAAACGCGAATTGCTCATGAGACAGGACTACCGTATGAAATGGCGTCAAGATTATCAGGAGAGTCAGAAGATGATATTCGCAAAGATGCAGAATCTCTTGTAAAACTGATTGGCAAAAATAAGTCTATTGTACCGCTTGCTGATCAAGAAGAGAAGCATGACGGTGGAAAGAATGCTGCAGTTAGAGCATTAGCAAAATCACTTAAAGGAGAATAAAAAATATGGCAACTATTACAAAATCAACAAACCTATTTCCAGCAGAATTAGTATCAGAAGTATTTTCAAAAGCTAAGGGACATTCATCTCTTGCTAAATTATCAGGACAAACACCAATTCCATTTTCAGGCAATACACAAATGGTATTTGCGATGGACGGTGAAGCATCTATCGTGGGCGAAGGAGAAAATAAGCCTGCTGGTGATGCTAGTTTTAATCCTGTAACAATCACACCAGTGAAGTTTGTTTATCAGCATCGTTTAACAGATGAATTTGTAAATATGTCAGAAGAACAGCAACTTCCATATTTACAGGCATTTGCGGATGGCTTTGCTGCTAAGATTGCACGTGCATTAGATATTAGTGCTTTCCACGGTGTGAACCCTTCTACAAAGACTGCTGTATCTAGCTTAGCGGCTAAGAACTTCGATATGTCTACAATTGCTACAGTTACAACAACTGCAGGTAAGGAAGATGAAGATATCGATACAGCAGTACAGGCTATCACAGGTGAAGATGGTGTCGTAACAGGCATCGCAATGGCTCCAGCCTTCAGCGCAGCATTATCCAAGATTAAAGTTAATGGCGTAGTGCAATATCCTGAGTTCCGTTTTGGTCAGAATCCAGAAGCATTCTATGGCATGGCATCAGATGTAAACAACACAGTATCCTTTGGTACATCTAAGGACTTAGCCATTGTCGGTGACTTCCAAAATGCATTTAAGTGGGGCTACACTGAAAATGTACCATGCGAAATCATTGAGTATGGTGATCCAGATGGACAGGGCGACCTAAAGCGTACAAATCAGATTGTATTACGTGCTGAAGCATACATCGGTTGGGGAATCTTAGATACTGCATCCTTCAAGAAGATTGCTAAGGCTTAATCATGCAGTACAGAAACATTAAAAACGGACGTGTGATTGATGTTTCATCCATTTTAATTAGTGATGTGTGGGAGGCGGTTGAAAAGCCGTCTCCTATAATCACTAAAGAAAAGAAGGTGGTAAAGGATGACAAACCTAGCAAGCGTAAATGATGTTAATAGCCTTTGGAAACATCTATCAAATGCAGAACAGGAGCAAGTAGAGGCGTTATTGCCAATTGTTTCTGATTCACTACGACAAGAGGCTAAGAGGGTTGGAAAAGACCTGGATGAAATGATTGCTAAGGGCGAAATACTACCGAACGTTGTAAAATCTGTTGTTGTAGATGTCATTTCGCGATATTTGGACCAGTTATCATCCGATAATGCTAGTACTCTATCGCAAGAATCACAGTCTGCACTAGGTTATTCATGGTCAGGAACATATGTGAATACAGGTGGTGGAATGTCTATTTTGAAGAAGGACTTAAAGCGCTTGGGACTAACACGCCAGCGCTTTGGAATGGTGGACCTATATGGCATCCATTAAGGGAATTGCTGTTAAAATCATTCCACGAGTTCAGACAGGGACAGATGCTTTCAACGCACCCATCTACACGGATGGGGAACCGATAGAAGTTGATGATGTTCTGGTCGCACCAGTAGGCTCGCAAGAAAATCTTGATGTCACTAATCTCTACGGAAAAAAAGCACAGTATCAACTAGGCATTCTTAAGGGCGATACACATGTATGGACTGATGCAATTGTAGAGTTTTATGGTTATCGCTGGCACGTGTTCTCATTACCTCAAAAGGGTATTGATAAGATGATTCCATTACGTTGGAATGATAAGTACTACGTAGAGCGCTATGAGTAATACCATTTTAGAACGTCTAGAAATCAATAGAGAAGGAGTAGGTGAGCTACTTCGTTGTCCTGCTGTACAGGGCTATATAGAAGAACTGGCACGTAGTCAGGTATCAAGAGCAGGTGAAGGATACGAGTATAAAATAATGCACTCATCAAAGGATGGGCGTGTTACAGCTCTTGTCAAAGCCACTAGCGATAAGGCAAAAGAGGATAATCTAGAAAACAACACGCTTTTAAAAAGTACACAGGGGTAGATATAATGGTCGAATCAGAAATTATTAAACTGCTAAACAGCAAAGGTATTAAAGCCTATATGGAGCGACCTAAGGACGCTCCTGATGAGTATGTGATCGTCGAGAAAACAGGAACATCCAGTAAAGACTGGGTCACAACATCAACGATTGCAATTAAATCACACGCACCGTCGTTATTGAAGGCGGCTCAATTAAATGAGAAAACTAAAAAGGTAATGGTCTATGCAAGTGTGCGAGGACTATCGTCTATACGTCTTATTAACGATTACAATTTTACAAATATTTCAACGAAAGAGTACCGCTATCAAGCGGTTTTTTCTGTTGTAACAAGACAATTTATGGAGGAATAATATGGCAGAAGCAAATACAAATAAAGCCAAAAATGTATCAACAAGCAGCCCTAAAGTCACAGGCGCTGTATATTACGCTCCGCTTGGAACTACACTACCTACAGATGCAAAGACTGCTTTAGATGCAGCTTTTAAAGGTGTTGGATACATCTCTGAGGAAGGTGTTACACGCTCACAATCAAGAAGCTCTAATGACATTAAAGAATGGGGCGGCGGCGTAGTAGCGACCGTTCAGACAGAGTACAAAGAATCATTTAAATTTAAGATGATTGAAACACTCAATGACTTAGTGCAGAAGGCAGTATATGGCGATACTAACGTGACAGGCAAGTTAGATGGGACAACAACAGCATCTATGACAGTTAAACATAACGCATTAGAGCCAGTTGCTAACGCGTGGGTTATCGACACAGTAATGCTGGATGGAACGCTATCTCGTATCGTTGTGCCTAATGCAAAGATTACAGAACTCGGTGACTTGGCATATAAGAAAGATTCTGCAATCGGCTATGATGTAACACTTAGTGCTATGCTCGATGCAAATGGCAATACATCATACGATTACTATCAAGCACCAACTGCATAGGAGATAAAAAATGAAAGGCAAGACAAAAACAGGTTTTGAAATTGAGATTAAAGATAGTGCATTAGATAACTGGGAACTTTTAGAGTTATGGGGAGAAGCAGATAAAGGCAAGACAGCTTCTCTCATTTCAGCAGTGAAGATTCTTCTTGGTGAGGATGGGTATAATGCTTTCAAAGAGCATGTACGCTCCTTATCAGATGATGGTGTAGTGCATGCTACCAAGATGAGTGAAGAATTATCAAGCTTCATGTCTTCGATTAATAACGTAAAAAACTAATTGCCCTTGCCGAAATTGTTAATAAATATGGTGATGAGTTGACCTGCGATTTAGCAGAGACTTATCACCTTTTTAACTATAAGGGCCTTCCACCAACAAAGGTGGCAGTTCTTGTATTCGGCTTAGGGGCAAAATCAAGAATTTATAAAAAGATGCAGGGTATCCAAGAAATTCCTGACTACTTGTTATTGCCAAGCATACACGATCGCTTATCTGAAATTGAGTACATGCTTGTAGGGAATAACAAAAAAGAAATGCCTACAAGACTAGTTGATTTAGTTCTGGGCAGAGAAGATAAGAGCAAAAAGAAAGATTCTTGTAAAACATATATGTCAAAAGATGACTTTAATAGGTCTAGATACGGAGGTGCATAATGGCGGATGGAATCGAACTGGCGAGCGCCTATGTGCGACTCATACCAACTACTGAGGGAATAGGAAATGCTATTTCTGAAACGTTGGGGAAAGAAACAGCAAAGGCAGGAGAAAGCGCAGGAAAGCAATCAGGGAATGCGTTTACTAGCACCTTTAGCAAACAATTAAGTGGTATTAGTAACTCGTTGAAACCAATAGGCGATGCAATGACAAAAGGATTAACTGTACCTATTGCTGGTATTGCTACTGCATCTATGGCCGCTTGGGCACAAGTTGATGATGGTATGGATACAGTCATCCAAAAAACTGGAGCTACAGGTGGCGCATTAAAAGATTTGCAAGATTCTGTTGAGCTAATAGCAACTAGTACGGAGTTTTCGTTTAAAGATGTTGGCACAGCCGTCGGAGAGGTTAATACACGATTTGGGGTAACTGGTGGGACTTTAAATAACCTATCAAATAGGTTTTTACAATTTGCAAAAATAAATGGTGTCGATGTTAATCAGTCGATAGATCAAGTGCAGAAAGCAATTTCTGCATTCGGATTGTCGGCGGATGATACAGGCGCTTTTTTAGATACATTGAATAAAGTCGGTCAGGATACAGGCGTAAGCATGGATTCGCTAGAAACGGGCCTTGTAACTAATGCAACGGCTTTACAGGGTATGGGCTTAAACGCGGCAAGTGCAGCTACGCTCTTAGGTAACTTAGAAAAGTCTGGTGTAGATGTTTCAACTGCTATGCAGGGCTTAAAAAAGGTGCAAGCAAAAGCAATGGCTGAAGGAATCAGCATGCAAGATGCTTTCGTAAAAGCACTATCTTCTACAGATGGTGCAATTTCTGTATTTGGTGCAAAGGCTGGTCCACAGTTATATGCCGCTTTTCAAAATGGCACTCTATCTGCAGACATGTTTGTTGATTCTAGCGTATCATTGCAAGATGCATTAGGCTCTGTTGCAGACACTTATACAGCAACTTTAGACCCTGTTGCCAATTTTAAAATTGCGTTGAATAACATACAGTTACTTGGATATAAAATTGCTGAAGCAGTCATGCCTGCTTTAAATGAAGTTATTGCCACATTAATTGATACCGTTGTCGGCCTAATAGATAAGTGGGAAGGATTAGACCCTGGTATGCAACAGTTTATTCTTGCTTCTGTTGGTGTTTTAGCTGCAGCAGGTCCTGTTATTTCCATCATTTCGGGAATCACAGGTTCAATCGGGAAACTGTCAGAAGGATTAGGCTTTTTGATGGCTCATCCAATTGTGGCGGCGATTGGCGCAGTTATAGCAGCGTTAGTACTTCTGTACACGAATAATGAAGATTTTAGAAACTTCGTTAATGAAGCGTGGAAAAATATACAAGAAGTAATTGGTAATGTTATTACTGCGATTGTAGGCTTCTGGAATAATACGTTACAGCCTGCATTTAAAGCAATTGGTGATTTTGCAACAAATACATTGTTGCCAATTTTAAAAACTG